GACATTCGCAGCCAGTACTCCCAAAACCATTGCAGATCGGGATGATAGATATAAAAAAGTTTATAGACTTCCTAAGACTACATCGAAGGAGTCTGTGAGCACTTCTGTGTCCCAGTTCAATGGGAAGGTGGACAAGCACCTACATTTTGCGGACATAAGGCGCGTGAACCACACTGATGATGAGATAGCAACAGATTTTTGCAATGCCTGGCCCATCCAAGGAAACGTGTGGATTTTTCCACAACATTGCCTACCTTTGGAGGGTTTGTTCAATGGTACATTGAGGACTACTGACCCTAGAGTCGTTGGCAAACGATTCTTACCATTTGTCATCGATGAAACGAATAATTTTCCCTCGGATAGGGAGGATGACTTTACATTGGTGACTGTACCATCTGGACATTCGTGGAACACTGTGCGCTATATGGCATTGGAAGCTACTGAGCTTCGTCCTGGTGATCCTATCAAAATTTTTTATCGGATGCCTTTGACTGAACAATTCGGCATAAAGGATGGTGTCATTGAAGTGTTGCCTTCTGAACATGTGATCTATACTAAGGTCAAGTCTGTGAAGAAAGTTCCTGTGGCTAAGTTAGGCATGGTGCGCCGGTTGGTGTATGATATGCCAAAAGATACTCCTTCTTTCCCTGGTCTGTGTGGTGCCATGGTCGTACTGGATGGTAACAATCCTGTGATTCTAGGCATTCACACTGCTGGTAAAGGAGCTACGGGTGCTTGCACTTTGCTGACACAAGAGAAGGTGACATCTATGCTTGGGGAGATTCTAACAGAAGATCGTGTGAAGATAGCTGAAGAGTCTCCACAGGAAGGAATGACTAAAGATGGCCCTGCTGAGTATGGCGATAGTTTACATGCACACCATCCATTAGGGTGGTTAGACGCAGCACATGAATTGTCTCTTGACGTTATTGGTAGTCTGCCCATCTTTGCGCCAAAATTCAAGACGAGTATCACAGATTCCTGTATAATGCCACAGTTGGTGGAAAAGGGTTTTGTGAAGACGCACAGTGGTCCTTCAAGGAGAGCTGTGGGAGCAGCCCAATGCACATACATTACAAAAATCAGTGAGACGAAGTCTAATGTAAAGCCACGGTTGATGGGTTATGCTGTCGAAGATTTCAAGAAAAAAATTGGAACCTATTGTGCGAACGCCTGCATTTATTGAAGCTACACGTCCTATATCATTACATCATGCATTGAATGGGGTACCTGGGGTTCCTGGTTTTGATTCTGTCAACATCAACACATCTCTAGGTCACCCTTACAATAGAGCCAAGTATTTGGTGATGGCTACCGATGAAGCTATCAATGAGAAGTACGGAGTGAGTACGAAGCGCTTTGTGAAGGAGTGTGTGAAAGAAGACGGTGAGATACACCTTGAAATTGAGATTGTCTTCGATAAGGATCAATATGACTTAGAGGCAATTTTGGAGAAAGATCTGAGCATTATGGTTTTGGGTGAGCGTGTGAACTTCGTCTATCGTTCTAACTTGAAGGATGAAGCATTGCCTGTGGAAAAAGTTGATGATGGTAAAATCCGCATTTTTGCTGGAGCACCTTTTTCTATGGTGCTGATCACACGCATGATTGGCAGTGCTTTTGTGCGTACTCTTCAACATCTTCCTACAGTGTTCGAGACAGCACTTGGAATTGATGCATCTGGAAAGGATTGGCAATATCTCTGGGATTACATTTCGAGGCGTGGTACAGATAGGATTTCCTGTCTAG